GGTAACGCGCGACCGCGATAAAACGCTAGTGAGTGCGTACTAACTTGCTTTTCACCGATGGGTCACTGGGTATCATTTTTAATCCCGATTTAAACAACGACACGCCTTCGCTATTTGGTGCAAAATCGCATTCCAGCTTCATAAATTAAACAAACAAGCACATGGGGAACTTCATTTCGGCTGCCAAGTACGCCACACACCGTGGCGTCAGCAAGCCTGCCGTGCTGCAAGCAATCCGCGACGGTCGACTGACGAAGTCGGTCACGCGTGACGGCAAGGCTTTCAAGATCGACGTGGACCTGGCCGACCAGGAATGGGCAGCCACGACCAGCATCGACCGTGGCGAACACAACAACCGCATGATGCTTGGCGACGCTGGCATCGAAGGCGAGGCCGCGACCTACGCCGCAAGCAGGGCGAAGAAAGAGCAATATCAGGCTGAACTTTCGCGTCTCGAGTACGAACAGAAAGCTGGCACCCTGGTCGACGCCGAAGCTGTGAAGAAAGAGGCGTTCAAGGTCGCGCGCATGATCCGCGACGGCATGCTGAACATCCCCGACCGCGTGGCTGCAGAACTAACCGGCCAGACCGACAACTTCGTGATCCACCGGCGTCTGACCGAGGAAATCCGCAAGGCATTGGAAAGCGCGCTGGGGGCTGAAGATGGTGCAGCCTGACGGTTCGTTTTTATACCGCCAGGCGTTTCGCGCTGGACTGACACCCGACCCCGACTTCACCGTCAGCGAGTGGTCGGACGAATTCCGCATGCTGTCGCAAAAGGCGTCGGCTGAACCTGGCCGCTGGCGCACCGAGCGCACGCCGTACCTGCGCGAGATCATGGACGAACTGTCGCCGAACAGCCCTGTCGAACAGGTGGTGTTCATGGCTGGCGCCCAGGTGGGCAAGTCCGAAACCGGCAACAACTGGCTGGGCTTCGTGATCAGCCACGCACCAGGCCCCATGATGCTGGTGCAGCCGACGGTCGACACGGCAAAGCGATTTTCCAAGCAGCGCCTGGCGCCGATGATGGAAGAAACCCCGATGCTGAAAGAACGCATCGCGGACCAGCGTTCACGCGATGGCGGCAACACGCAGCTGGTGAAGGAATTCCAGGGCGGTGTTCTGGTTGTCACCGGCGCGAACAGCGCGGTCGGCCTGCGTTCGATGCCGGTGCGTTACCTGTTCCTGGACGAAATCGACGGTTTCCCTGTCGACGTCGATGGCGAAGGCGACCCCGTCATCCTGGCGATCCGACGGACCACCACGTTCGCGCGGCGCAAGATTTTCATGTGCAGCACGCCGACGGTGAAGGACGTCAGCCGCATCGAGCGCGAATTTAACGTGTCCGACCAGCGGCGCTATTTCGTCCCCTGCCCGCACTGCGACCACATGCAGTGGCTGCGCTGGGCGCAGATCAAGTGGCAGGACGACGACCCGACGACGGCAGCCTACGCCTGCGAAGACTGCGGCACGCTGATCGAGGAACGCCACAAGACCAGCATGCTGGCCAAGGGCGAATGGCGCGCTACGGCCGAAGGCAATGGCCGCATCGCAGGCTTCCACCTGTCGTCGCTGTATTCACCGCTGGGCTGGAAGTCCTGGCGTTCCATCGTCGAAGAATTCATCGCGGCCAAGGGCGACGCACCGCTGCTGAAGGGCTGGGTGAACACGGTCCTAGGCGAAACCTGGGAAGAAGAATATTCGGCGAAGGTCGGGGCCGACAGCCTGCAGGCGCGCGCCGAGTTCTACGACCCGAAGGTGCTGCCAGCCCGCGTGCTGGCCGTCACCGCTGGCGTGGACGTGCAGGACAACCGCCTGGCCGTGTCACTGTACGGGTGGGGCCGCGATGAAGAATGCTGGGCCGTGGCGCACCAGGAAATCTACGGCGACCCAGCGCGGCCCGAAGTCTGGCGCCAGCTGGACGACATGCTGGGCACGCCCATCGAGCACGAACTGGCCGAACCGCTGACCGTGATGGCGGCCTGCATCGACAGTGGTGGCCACCACACCCATGACGTCTATGCCTACGCGCGCGAACGCCGGTCGAAGCACTACTACGCGATCAAAGGCCAGTCGCAGCGCGGCAAACCGGCCATCGGAAAGCCCAGCCGCGTCGACCTGAACTGGAAGGGCAAGGTGATGAAGGGCAGCGCCGAAGTCTGGCCGGTGGGCGTCGACACCGTGAAGTCGGTGATTTATTCGCGCCTGAAGCACAACGAACCAGGCGCTGGGTACGTTCACTTTCACGCTGAACTGACCGCCGAGTATTTCGCGCAGCTGACGGCTGAAAAGCAGATCACCAAGTACGTGAAGGGCTTCCCCGTGCGCGAGTGGGTGAAGAAACCAGGCGCGCGCAACGAAGCGCTGGACACGGCGGTGTATGCCTATGCCGCGATGCAGTCGCTTTACATGCGGTTCAACCGGCGCACGATCTGGGAACAGTTCGAACGGGCATTAAAATTGAAACCCGTGAAAGACGGTGAAAATGCCGCTGAATTGGCGGTCAAACCTGCGAAGCCTATAATCCCGAAAAAGCGCAATTCATTCGTCACGAACTGGTAAAGCATGCGAATCCCCGAACAAATATCTGCTGGCGACAGTTTCACCTGGTTGGACGACCAGACGAAAGACAACCTGGGCAACGTGTTGTCCAGCGCAGACTGGGCGCTGCATTACTTCATTCGCGGCGCGCAGGCGCTTGACCTGGTGGCTTCGGCCAACGGTCCAGGCTGGTCGACCACGATCACCGCCGCACAGTCCGCAACGCTGACACCTGGCCAGTTCTACTGGCAGGCCAGCGTGACCAAGGGCACCCAGCGCATCACCATCGGCACTGGTCAGATCAAAATCATCGCGGACATGGCGTTCACCGGCACGCCTGGCGCGTTCGATGGCCGCACACCGTCCGAGATCGCGCTGGACGCGATCAATGCCGAGATCACCGCCCGACTGAATGGCGGCATGTCCGAGGAATACACAATCGGCAACCGTTCACTGAAGAAAACGCCCATGCGCGACCTGTTGGAAATGCAGTCGCGCTACAAAACCATCGTGGTGCGTGAACGCCAGGCGCAGAAAATCGCGCAAGGCTTGGGCAATCCGCGCGCGCTTTACGTGCGTTTTTAAGGGGCAACCATGAAATTTTGGCCATTCGGCAAAAAGGGCGACCAGCCCAAGAAGGCTGGCAAACGCATGTTCGGCGGCGCGACGTTCAACCGCTTGACCAACGACTGGAACGCCAGCATCGGCACCAGCCAGGACAGCGAAATTCGCAGCAGCTTGCGCGTGTTGCGCAACCGAACCCGCCAGCTGGCGCGTGACAACGACTGGGTGAAGAACGCACTGCGCGCGATCCAGAACAACGTGATCGGCACTGGCGTGAACATGCAAATGCAGGTCAAGATGACCCGCCAGCGCAACGGCAAGGTGATGAACCAGGCCGTGAACGAAGCCATCGAAAACGCCTGGGCACAGTGGTGCAAGGCGCAGAACTGCCACACCGCTGGCCTGCTGAATTTCAGCGACATCGAGCGCTTGCTGATCACATCGGCTGCCGAAAACGGCGAAGTGCTGGTGCGCATGGTGCGTGGCACTGCGTTCGGCACGTCACCCGTGCCGCTGGCGCTGGAAGTGATCGAATCCGACCAGCTGATGGACGAGCGCAACGGCACTGCCGACAATGGCAACATCATCCGCATGGGTGTCGAGAAGAACGAATGGGGCCGTCCGGTCGCATACTGGTTTTACCCGTACCATCCAGGCGATTACCTTTTCAAAACGGTCGAACTGTCGAAGTACAAGCGCGTCGACGCCGACGAGATCATCCACCTTTACAAGCATGAACGCCCAGGCCAGACCCGTGGCGTGCCGTGGTTCGCGTCTGCGCTGAAGCGCATGCACCAGGTGGCCGGTTTCGAAGAAGCCGAAGTCGTGGCCGCGCGCGCCAGTGCGTCGATCATGGGTTTCATCCAGACGCCCGACGGCGAACTGCAAGACGACGGTGTGCAGGACAACCAGCGCGTTTCGGATTTCAGCCCAGGCAAGATCGAAGCGCTTGGCCCTGGCGAGACATTCAAGGAATTCGTGCCGAACCGTCCTGGCGGCAATTACGACCCGTTCGTGCGCGCCCAGCTGCGTGCCGTGGCCGCTGGCGTGGGTGTTTCGTATGAGACACTGAGCAAGGACTATTCGCAGTCGAACTACAGCAGCAGCCGACTGGCCTTGTTGGACGACCGCGACAACTGGCGTTCACTGCAAGCCTGGATGATCCAGAATTTCCACCAGCGCGTTTTCGAGGAATGGCTGGACATGGCCGTTTTGTCTGGCGCGTTGGACCTGCCAGGCTATGAGATCAACCCCGACGCCTACCGCGCTGTGCGCTGGATGCCGCGCGGCTGGTCGTGGGTGGACCCCGCGAAAGAAGTGGCCGCTTACAAAGACGCGGTGCGCTGCGGTTTTATGACCCAGTCCGAAGTGATCGCCCAGTCTGGCGGCGACATCGAGGAAGTGCTCGAGCAACGTCGGCGCGAAGTCGAAATGGCCGAAGGCATGGGCCTGGTGTTCGACACCGACACGGCGCAGGTCGACGACAAGGGGCAGCTGCAGGCAACTGTGGCGCCTGCTGTCGCAGCCGAAGAAGCTGCGCCTGGTGACGCAACCGACGACGCAGCAGCAGCGCCAGCCGAAGACGAAAGTGCCGACGCATCATCGGATGCCACCTAAGTTCACGGCTTACAATTTGACCAGTTGATTCACTGACCTGATAATCCGCGCCATATGGAAGCTATTGCAAAACTAATCATCACGCTGATGCACGCAGGCACGGCAGCCCATGTGCTGCACCTGCAGTGCCAGGGTGTCGGCAGCTTCGCGCGCCACAAAGCGCTGGATGATTTCTACAAAGGCATCATCGACAAGGCCGACAGCATCGCCGAAACGTGGCAGGGCCGCAATCGACAGATCATCGTCGGCTATCCTGATGGCTATGTGAACCCGCCACAAGACGGCAGCAAAGAAGCGGTGCTGGAATTCCTGGCCGCACTGCTGGCGTTCGTGGACGAAACCCGCACCGAAGTCGACCAGCGTTCTGAAATCCAGAACCTGATCGACGAAGCGACTTCGTTCATCGACGACACGATTTACTTCATCGAACAGCTACAATAAGCCCATGACAAAACAAGCACACGCAATGCCGTGGCAGGCAAAACCTGTCGAAGCCACGCCTGAAGCCAAGCGCGAAGTGGAGTTCACCGAGGTGGACGGCCAGCTGCGCTTTAAGCTGCCGCAGCTGGTGCGCGCGATGTCCGAAGGCGACCTGGCGGTCGACCAGGACACCCGCACGCTGTCGTTCAGCTTCAGCAGCGAATACCCCGTCGAACGCTGGTTCGGCAACGAAGTGCTGTCGCACGCCGCTGGCGCTGCCGACTTGTCGCGCTTGAACGATGGCGCCCCGCTGCTGTTCAACCACAACATGGACGACATCATCGGCGTGATCGAGAAAGCCAGCATCGACACGAAGACGAAGCGCGGCATGTGTACCGTGCGTTTCGCGAACACGCCCCAGGCCGACGAGTGCATGGGCATGGTGAACGACAAGATCATGCGGAACGTGTCGTTCGGCTACCGCGTGAACGAAATGGACATCACCGACGCAAAATCGGACATCCCCACATATACGGCGACCAGTTGGACGCCTTACGAAATTTCGCTGGTTACAGTGCCAGCCGACCCGTCCATCGGTGTCGGTCGGTCTGTGACTGCGGAAGAACGCGACGTACTTGTACGTCGTGATCACCAACCCGCTGCTGCCGCAGCAAATCCTCCAGAGGTCACAATGACGCAAGAAAACACTGCGGCTGCACCAGCCGTTGACATCAAACTCGTGCAGGGCGAGGCTATTGCAGCCGAGCGCGCACGCATCGCAACCATCGACGCCTTGGGCAAAAAGTTCGGCAACGAAGACCTGGCACGCAGCTTGGTCGAAGGTGGCCGTTCTATCGACGAAGCCCGCGCCGCTTTCTTGGACAAGATCGCCGACGCAAAGCGCACCCCTGTCACCGAAGGCGCATCCGATCTGCCTTTGACTGACAAGGAAAAGCAAGAGTACAGCCTGGTTCGCGCCATCCGCGCCCAAGTGACTGGCAACTGGAAAGATGCCGGTTTCGAGCGTGCATGTTCCGAAGCCATCGCCAAGCGCAGCGGCAAAGACACCGCCGGTTTCTTCATGCCAATGAACATCAGCATGCGAAACGCATCGTCTGGCGCCTACGCTGTCGGTACAGCCGGTTCTGGCACTACTGGCGGCACCTTGGTGGCCACCAACTTGTTGGCTTCCGAGTTCATCGAAGTGTTGCGCAACAAGGCCCGCGTGGTTCAGTTGGGCGCCCGCATGTTGTCCGGCTTGGTCGGCAACGTGGACATCCCACGTCAAACCAGCGCCACCACCACCTACTGGGTGTCGGAAGGTGCAGACGTGACTGAAGCCGAAGCAGCCTTCGACAAACTCAGCTTGTCGCCCAAGACTGTTGGCGCACGCAGCCAGATGACCCGCAACATGATGATGCAGTCGACACCGGACATCGAAATGATCGTTCGCAGCGACTTGGCAGCACAGTTGGCCTTGGCCATCGACTTGGCAGCTATCGCAGGCACTGGTTCAAACGGTCAGCCCACTGGCATTTTGAACACCAGCGGCATCGGTTCTGTGGCTGGCGGCACCAACGGTGCAGCCATCACCATTGACCACCTGATCGACTTGGAAACCCAAGTGACCACAGCCAACGCGGACGAAGGCAACCTGGCCTACTTGTCGAACAGCAAAGTCGTCGGCGCCTTGAAGAAACTCAAGTCGACCACCGGCCAGTACCTGTGGACCGACTACCCAGGCGGCCAGCGTTCTGGCACCCCTGGCGAGATCAACGGCTACACCTTCGGTCGTTCGAACCAAGTGTCTAGCACATTGACAAAGGGCACCGCCTCCGGCGTCGCGTCTGCTGTCTTGTTCGGCAACTGGTCTGAATTGATCATCGGCGAGTGGGGCGTTTTGGAAGTCCTGCCTAACCCATACGGTTCTGGCTACAACAACGGCAGCGTGGACATCCGCGCCTTGCAGTCTGTTGACATGGGCTTGCGCCACGCCAAGTCGTTCTCTGCAATGACTGACGCATTGACTGCCTAATCAGCAGGTGAGTGAAGGGGCGGCAGTGCCGCCCCTTTTCCCTAGCCACCCCGAAAGCAAAACATGAAGTTCATCGTTCGCGACCAATTCGCCGTGAAGATCGGCAAAGACGTGTTCCACAGCGGCGACGTTGTCGACTTGGATGAAGACCAGGCCGAAGCCTACGCAAACGCCATCGAACCCGCAGAGAAGCCCAAGAAGGCTGCCAAGCAAACCGAACCAGCAGGCGACGAAGCCAAGTGATTACCGAAAGCCCTGCCGTCTTTTTGAATGATTTCGGTGTCCCTGTTACCGACGGAACGGTGACGGGCAAAGGCGTGCTGGACATGCCTTCGGAAATCATCGCAGGCGGCATGGTGTTGACCACCGACTACACGCTGACCATTTTGGCCAGCGAGTTCGGTTCTAAAAAATACGGCGACGCGCTGACCATCAATGGCGCCGCGTACACCGTGCGCGAATGCCGTCTAATTGACGACGGCCTGTTCGCACAGATTTTCTTGAGTAAGACATGACGACCCGTCGCGAAGCAATCCTGGCGCAGATCGTCACCCAGCTGCAAAGCGTTGACGGTGGCGTGAATGGCCGCGTCTACCGCAGCCGCGTCGAACCCATCGCGCGTGGCGAATCGCCCGCCGTCATTGTCGAACCGCGCCAAGACCAAGCTGCGCAGACAACAATTCCCCGACTGGACTGGACGCTGACCGTCGCCGTCATGGTGCTGGTGCGTTCACCGGTGCCCGACCAGGCGGCTGATCCCATCGTCGCCAGCCTGCACGCGAAGATGATGCAGGACCTGACACTGGGTGGCCTGTCTTACGACATTCACCCGAACGGCGTTTCGTTTGAAATGATCGAGGCAGACCAGGCCGCAGGTGTCGTCACTTGCGAATACAATGTGCTCTACAAAACGAGCCTGACAGATCAGACAACGCTTTGAGGTTTAGAATATGGACGAATTCGAAGGATTTGGTGGCAGCTACAACGTCGACCCGAAAACGGGCGCACGCACGCTGATCGAGCGCACGCAAGAGGCCGCCAGCCAGGACAACGTGGAGCCAGCCCAGGTTCCTGCAGAACAACCCGTAACCGCCGAAGGTGCCTGATATGCTATTAACCAGAAAACGCGTAATTCTCGCGAAGATTGAAACCACCTACGGCGTCGACAGCACCCCGACTGGTGCGACGAACGCGATCCTGATTCGAAACCTGAACGTGCAGCCGCAAGCCACGCAGCTGGTCGGTCGCGAAATCATCCGTCCGTTCTTGGGCAACTTCGAACAACTCGAGGCCAGCACCCACGTCGAACTTGACTTCGAAGTCGAAGCCGCTGGTTCTGGCGCTGCTGGCACTGCGCCTGGATATGGTGTTCTGCTTCGTGCATGCGGCTTGTCCGAAAACATCACGGCCAGCACTAAGGTCGACTACAAACCTGTTTCGTCGGCCTTCGAAAGCGCAACGATTTATTTCAACGTCGACGGCGTCTTGCACAAGATCACCGGTTCGCGCGGCAACGTCGAACTAACGATCAACAGCGCGCAAATCCCCGTGTTCAAATTCAAGTTCGTGGGCATTTACAACGCGCCTACCGACACCGCACTGCCGACCGTGTCTTACAGCAGCTTCCAGACCCCACTGGTGGCCAACAGCACAAACACACCGGCTTTCAGTTTCTTCGGCGCCACCCCCGTGTTGCAAGACCTGTCGTTCCAGTTGGGCAACCAGGTGGACTACCGCACACTGATCGGCACGCAGTACGCCCAGATCACCGACCGCAAGGCCGCTGGCCAGGTCACGTTCGAAGCCAACACCATCGCGACGAAAGACTGGTTCACCACTGCACTGGCGAACGGCCTTGGCGCGTTGTCGATCACACACGGCACGACTGCTGGCAACAAAATCATCCTGTCGTCCAGCACGGTCGATTTGCTGCAGCCTACGTACACCGACAACAACGGCGTTCAAATGCTGCAGATCGGCTACGTGATGACGCCGAGCACTGCAGGAAACGACGAATTTAACTTGTCGATCCAGTAAGCGACAACGAGTTCAACAACGCAGCGGCCACCAGGCCGCTGCTGCTTTTAAGAAGGGGAAAAAATGTTCGTAATTTCACAAAAGACTTCATACACCTGGCCGGTCGCCGTCGAATTCCCAGTCGACGGTGGCAAGAGCGAGAAACAGACGTTCGACGCTGAGTTCAAGCGCGTGCCCCAGTCGCGCATGGCCGAGATCAAAGCGAAGATTGAAAGCGGCGACATCACCGACATTGACCTGGCGCGTGAAGTGCTGACCGGCTGGGCTGGTGTCACCGATGCCAATGGCGACGCTGTGCCGTTCGCTGAAGGCACCCGCGACCAGCTGCTGGACGTGCCACTGGTGGCGTCTGCTGTCGTGATGGCTTGGATGAATTCTCTCACCGGCGCAAAGCGAAAAAACTAGAAGACGCCGCACGCCACTGGGCAGGTGGCGGCGTCAAAGACGAAATGGCCGACGACTTGGCCGTGATGGGTGCATCATCGGACATCGTCGTCGCCGTTCAGGATTCAAGCCCTAGTCGCGACTTCGAAGTCCACGAAGAAAACTGGCCGGTGGTGGCCATGTTCATGCGCCTGCAGACGCAATGGCTGACAAGCATGGGCGGCGTGGTCGGCCTGAATTACCAGTCCATCGAGTTCTTGTTTAAAATCGAAGGTGTCGAGAACCAGCGCGAAATGCTGGCCGACTTGCAGGTCATGGAAGTGACCGCGCTGCAGATCATCAACTCCAAAGACTGACCAACATGGCACTGAACCAAGACGTCGCATTTAAGATTTCAGCCCAGGTCACTGGCCAGTCTGCTGTCGACCAGCTGAAGAATTCACTGGAAGGCGTCAGCGGTTCAGTCAACGGCATGATCGGCAAGTTCACCGCACTGAAAGGTGCGTTCGCTGGCCTGGCTGCCGCAGTTGGCGTGATGAAGTTGGCCGACATGGTCGAAAACGTGATCGACGCTGGCGACAAGATGAACAAGCTGTCGCAGAAAACCGGCGTCAGTGTTGAAACCCTGTCGATGTTTTCCCAGGCTGCCAAGCTGTCCGACGTGGCCATCGAAGACATGGCGAAGGCGTTCGGCAAATACGAAGTGGCCGTCAGCAAGGCCAACACCGGCAGCAAGGAAATCGCTGCGGCGTTCAGCGTCCTGGGCATCAGTGCCAAGGACCTGAAAAGCACGTCGGTCGAAGAACTGCTGCTGCGCACATCCGACGCGTTCAGCAAGATGGCCGACGGCCCGACGAAAGCGCGCCTGGCTGTCGACCTGTTCGGCAAAGCTGGCATCGAGATGATCCCGATGCTGAACATGGGCCGCGACGCCATCGAAGAACTGGGCGTCAAGATGTCCAAGGACTTTGCCGCGCGCGCCGAGAATTTCAACGACACGCTGACAATGATCCGCGCCAAAACGAAGCTGATGACCACGTCGATGGTCAGCGAACTGCTGCCCACGCTGCAGGAAATCGCCAGCGCGTTCTTGGACATGGCGAAAACAAAGCCAGACGTGGCAGGGTTCATGGACTACGTGGGCGAGGCTGCGCGCCTGACTACGGTCGCGGTTTATGACCTGTGGATCGGTTTAAAACAGACGGTCGACACGGTGCTGACCGGCGGCAAGCAAGTCCTTGCGTTCGTGACTGGCGACTTCGACAGGGTTGACCAGCTGGGCAAGGAATGGGTGCAGCGTGCAAAAGAACGCGCCGAAGACATGCGGGCGTTCCACGACAAGCTGCTGAAAAACTCGCTGGTGTTTGGCCAGGGCACCACCGAGGAAATCAAAGCGCGCCAGCGCGCCGACACCGCGCCCGAAATCAAAGTCGGCAAGGTCATCGACGACAGTGCGCTGGATACCGGCAAGGTCGATTTATACAAAAACGCCATCCGCGACCTGAGTGTCGAGGCTGCGAAACTTCAGTTCCAGGCTGAACACGTCAAGGAATTCCAGGACCGCATCACGACTGCCAAAGAAGCGCAGATGCAGTTCGACACCACCGCGAAGCAGGGCAAGTTCGTCGAACTGGCGCAAGGGCAAAAAGACAAGCTGGTCGAACTGGCCAAGCAGGTCGACGACTATTCGCAAAAACTGCGCGTGGCAATGGCCGCGCTGACGTTTGAGAACGCCAACAAGAAGATGGCCGCCGAAACCGAGGCGATGACGCTGTCGGCGCGCGAACGCGACAAGCTGCTGGTGGGCATCGAGTTGGAAAACGCGGGCATCAAAAAGAACACCGAAGAATATGACCGCCTGCTGAAAAAGCGCCAGGAATTGATCGACCAAAAATACGACAAGCAGAACCAGTTCACGACCGGCTGGCAGCAGGCGATGAACGACTACGTCGACAGCGCGGCCAGCGCAGCGAACCAGGCGAAAACGCTGTTCGGGAACGCGTTCAAGGGCATGGAAGACGCGCTGGTGAACTTCGTGAAAACCGGCAAACTGGATTTTGGCAAACTGGCCGACAGCATCATCAGCGACCTGATCCGCATCCAGATTCAGAACAGCATCACCAAGCCACTGGCGGCTGCGATGGGCAGCGGTGACATGGGCGCCAGCATCGCCAAGATGTTCGGCTTCGCAAACGGCGGCATTATGACCAGCAGCGGTTCGCTGCCGCTGAACAAATACGCCAGCGGCGGCATCGCAAGCAGCCCGCAGTTGGCCATGTTCGGCGAAGGCAAGACGCCCGAAGCATACGTGCCACTGCCCGATGGCCGGTCGATCCCTGTCAACATGACCGGCGGTGGTGGCCAGGGTGTCATCGTCAACGTGATGAACAACGGTGGCGGCACAGCGACCACCAAAGAACGCACCGACAACAACGGCAACCGCGTCATCGACGTGATGATCGAACAAGTGAAGTCGGCCATCGCTGCTGACATCACACGCGGCACTGGCGTGGTTACGTCGGCGCTTGAACGAACATACGGCGCAAACCGCGCTGCAGGGGCATATTAATGGCAACTTTTCCATCGACGCTACCGTCGCCCATGACGTCTAGCTATCAGACGTCGGCGCAGGACCAGGTCGTTCGCACAAACATGGAAGTCGGCACGGCGCGCGCGCGTCTGCGTTCGACTGCCAAGATCGACCACGTTTCGCTGCAGTGGCTGTTCACCGACGCTGAGATGGCCACGTTCAAAACCTGGTTCTACGGCGACGGCGCAGCTGGTGCGTCCTGGTTTGCGATCAACCTGGCGGTGGGTCAGACGGGCCTGACAACGGTCACGGCACGGTTCTTGGCGCCCTACAACGCGCAACCGATGCCGAACCTGCTGTGGCAGGTCCAGGCCCAGCTGGAAGTGCGATATGCCTGACAGCACCCTATCCCAAGCCCTGAAAGAAGCCTACGCGTCGGCGCCCACCACGCAGGTGGCGTACCACACGCTGGAACTTTACCACCCAGCATTCACGGCGCCGATCCGCGTCGTGCGCGACTTCGTCGACCTGTCGGCCACGCTGGAAAGCACGGCGCCGCGCGATGCCAGCCAGACGGTTCTGTTTGTCGGCTTCGCGTTCGACATCGTGCCGCCCGAAGTGTCGGCCACCGGTGTGCCCCAGTGCCAGATCACCATCGACAACGTCAGCCGCGAGATCGTTTCGAATCTTGAACTGGCGATTTCGAGCAATCAGCCCATCACGGTGATTTACCGCCTGTTCTTGTCGTCCGACCTGTCGGCGCCACAGAACAACCCACCCATGACGCTGACGGTCATCAGCATGACCGCTGACGTGTTCAAGGTGACGGCCACAGCCACGTTCGGCGACATGGTGAACCGCAAGTTCCCGTCGCAGATGTACACGCTGGACACCTTCCCAGGCTTGCAGCCATGACGCACTGGGCCGTCCAGTACATCGGCGAACCCTGGGTGGCTGGCGAGCACGACTGCTGGGCGTTTGCGCGCCGCGTGTGGCGTGAACAGTTCGGCCAGGACGTGCCCGCTGTCGACGTCGACGCCTGCAACAAGCTGGCGTGCGTGCGCGCGTTCACGGGGCATGAAGAACGGTCGAACTGGTATCATGTGGAAAAGCCGCAGGAAGGCGACGCGGTACTGCTTTCACAGTCAAAACACCCATCCCATGTCGGGGTTTGGATTGACGCCGACGGTGGTGGCGTCCTGCATTGTCTCGAAGGTTCTGGTGTCGTTTTCCAGAACGTCAGCGCAATGCGTGCAGCCGGATGGCATGGCATGGAGTTTTACAAAAAATGCACGTCGTAACGGTCCACGATCCCTTCCATCCATTACGCCACCGCGAAGTGCGCGTGGTGAAAAACCGCCGCCGTATTTGCAACCTGGCGCCCAAGACCGACAAACCGTTCATCGCGATGGTCGATGGCGACATCGTGCTGCGCAAGGACTGGGACCGCAGCGTCGGTGGCGATCAGATCGTCACGTTTATGATGCTGCCGCAAGGCGGTGGTGGCGGTGGATCGAACCCACTGAACACCGTGCTGCTGCTGGCTGTGCTTGTCGCTGCACCGTACCTGGTCGGCCCTGCCATGCTGGGACTGACCGGCATCGCGGCCACCATCGGCACCGCTGCCATTGTCGTCGGAGGTTCCATGCTGGTGAACGCCATCGCGCCACCGGTGACGGCCAGCAGTATGTCGAACGCGGCAACACCTGCCGCCAGCCCGACCTACAACATCCAGGCGCAAGGCAACGCCGCACGGCTTGGCCAGGCCATCCCCGTTCAATACGGTCGCCTGCGCGTGTTCCCTGACTTCGCGGCGCAGCCGTATGTCGAATACGCGAACAACGAGCAATACCTGTATCAGCTGCTGTGCATTGGCCAGGGCGACTACAGCATCGAAGCGATCCAGATCGCTGACAGCGCGATCAGTTCGTTCAACGGCGTGCAATACGAAGTGGTTCTGCCTGGCGCAGTCCCTACCCTGTTCCCTGCGAACGTGGTGCAATCGTCCGAAGTGTCTGGCCAGGAATTCTTGTCCGAGGCTGGCACATACTCGCAGACCGGCACCACGATCACCGTCACCGCCACCGCGCACGGCTACACGACCGGCAGCAACGTCTATTTGAACATCACCAGCGGCGCGGCCACCAGCGGCGTCTACACGGTGGCCACAGCGCCCACGCTGGACACGTTCACCGTCACATCGACATCGAGAACAACCAGCGGCAACGTGATCGTGGCCACGTCCATCGGCCCGTTCACTGTGAACGCACCGACCACAGTCTGCAAATCCATCGGCATCGACGTGGTGTGTCCGCGCGGCCTGTACTACGCGAACGACAACGGCAGCCTGGCCAGCAAGACGGCCCAGTTCAGAGTGGAAGCCAGGCTGGTCGACCAGGCAGGCAGTCCCATTGGTTCGTGGACGACACTAACCGGCGACAACGCGTACACCGACTGGGGCAACTGGAATTTTTATTCATGGGACTGGACGCATGTTCCAGCTAATACTGACACAGCGCAGTATCAGACAGCCAGCAGCGACGACGGCGATTATGTGATCACGCGCACGCGCACGCTGGTCGCATCCAGCTTGATTTCGATCACTGGCGCCACCACGACACCGATCAGGAATTCATACAAGTTCGACGTGTCGGCGATCAGCGGTGGCCAGACTTACCCACGCTTCCAGGTCCGTGCATTCCGCTTGGATGCGAAAGACACCAGCACCCGCGCAGGTCACGACATCGACTGGGCTGGCATGCGTGCGTACATGCCGAACACGGCGAACTATGGCAACATCACGCTGCTGGCGGTGCGTGCGCAGGCCACGAACAACCTGTCGTCGCAGTCTGCCCGTCAGATCAACGTCATCGCCACCCGCAAGCTGAAAACCGTCACAGCGACCGGCCTGTCGTCCACCACCAGCGCCACGCGTTCGGTGGCTGCAGCCCTTGCTGACGCCGCGATGAATACCGTCTACGGCGGCAAGCTGTCGTCGGCAAACATCGACTGGGCCGCCCTGTATGCGCTGGACCAGACGCTGGCCGCGCGTGGTGACTACCTGGACGTTCGGTTCGACACCGCTTCGACGCTGTGGGAAGCGCTGACACAGATCGGCGCCGTGGCCCGCACCAAGCCGTTCATGCAAGGCGGCATCCTGCACGTCTGCCGCGACCAGGCCGCGACCGTTCCTGTGGCGCTGTTTTCGATGCGCAACATCGTGCAAAACAGCATGTCGATTCAGTACATGACGGCGACCAGCATGACCGCTGACAGCGTGAACGTCACGTACTTCGACAAGAACACCTGGCAGCAGACCACGGTGTCGTGCGTCCTGGCCGGTGGCACATCGGACAACCCCGCGAAGATCAGCCTGCTGGGTGTCAGCGAACGCGCCCAGGCATTCCGCGAAGGTCTGTATCAGGCCGCTGCGAACAAGTACCGCCGCAAGGTGATCAAGTTCAGCACCGAGGCTGAAGGCTTCATCCCATCGTTTGGCGACCTGATCGCCATCGCGCACGACATGCCCGCATGGGGCCAAACTGCTGAAGTCACCAGCTGGGTGTCTGGCACGAAAACGCTGACCACCAACGAAACGCTGACCTGGACCGCTGGCGCGACGCACTATGTCGGCATCCGCAAGCGCGACGGTTCAATCGACGGCCCGTTCGTGGCCACCCAAGGCGCCAGCCCGAACGTGCTGGTGCTGGCCACATCGCCCAGCTTTACCCCGTACACTGGCCTGGACGAAGAACGCACGCACATCGCCTTCGGACCTGCCGACACCTGGCGTCAGCCTGCCCGTGTCGTGTCCGTCGTGCCGCGTGGCCCGTACCAGGTCGAAATCACTGCGGTGAACGAAGACCCATCGGTTCACACCGCCGACACCGGCCAGACCGCACCGGCGCTGAAATACTCGCAGCTGCCCATCACGGCGCCGCTGCCCACCGTCACCGGCCTGACGCTGGCCATTGACGTCACTGGCGCGACCCCGCAGTACGTGGCCAGCTGGCAGGCGGCACCAGGCGCCGAGCATTACGCCGTCGAAATCAGCTTCGATGGTGGCACCACCTGGTCGGCTGTGGCCACCGAGTACGGCACGGCACATCGCTGGGCCGCGAACTACAACGCCAGCGCATCGGTGCGCGTGGCCGGCGTGAACATCGGACGCGGCGCCTGGGTGTCTGCGTCGGTGAACTATTCGGCTGCACCCGCATCGCCCACCGGATTCGCGAACACCGTCAGCGGCAACGCTGTGGCGCTGACCTGGTCGGCCAACGTCGAACTGGACGTGGTGGGCTACGAAATCCGCACCAGCGACACAGGCTGGGGCACGGCAGGCGCTGTGTTCAGCGGTTCGGCCACCAGCACACAGGCAGCAGCGCCAGCAGCAGGCACGCCGCAGACGTACTACCTGCGCGCCATCGACTTCTTGGGTAACTACAGCGCAGCTTCGGCCACCACTACGTTCACCCTGGGGGCGCCGAACGCGATTTCCAGCCTGGCCGCTTCGGTGACAGGCACGCAGCTGCAGATCACCTGGTCGAAGCCAGCTTCGCCGATTTCCACCCAGGTGCCCGTCGCCCAGTTCGAAGTCCGCACCGCCGACACCGGCTGGGGCACATCGTCCACCGCTGTGTTCAAGGGTGATGCGTTGACATTCCTGGCAGCGCCACCCGCAGCCGGTTCGTCTGTCACCTACTACGCACGCGCCATCGACGCGCTGGGCAACTACAGCAGCACGTCGGCCAGCGTGACATTCACGTCCAGCGCTGTGACGAATATCGCCAGCTTCGCGACATCGTTCTACGCCACCAGCGCAACCAGTTCGACGGTGACGCTGTCCTGGTCCGATGTGGCGCCGCAGTACGGTCTGGCTGGCTACGTCGTCAGCTATGGCGCAGTCAGCAAGACAGTGAAATCGAACGGCATCATGCTGCCTGCCGACTGGGTGGGCGACCGCACGATCACCGTGAAAACCGTCGACCTGCTTGGCAACATCAGCACGGGCTATTCGCAGACCGTCACAAAGCAGCTGCCGAACAGCCCGACAAACTTCCGCGCCGAAGTCGTCGACAACACCGTGATGCTGTTCTGGGGTCAGCCAGCGAACACCACACTGCCGATCAGCCACTACCTGATCCGCAGGGGCACCAGTTGGGCGTCCTACGACGTCGACTTCGGGCGCAAAGACGGCCTGTTCACGACGATCAACGAAGCCCAGGGCGGCACGTACACGTATTGGATCGCAACGGTCGACACCGACGGCAACCCGTCCACGGCTGTCAGCGTGACGGCCAAGGTGTCCGAACCGCCTGACTTCACGTTTTACGGCCAGTTCAACAGCACGTTTTCAGGCACGAAGTCGTCGGCGTTCTTGGAAAACGGCGCCGTGGTGATGCCGGTCAACACGACCGAGACATTCGCCAGCCACTTCACATCGCACAGCTGGGCAGCACCAGGCGACCAGGTGACAGCGGGCTTCCCCGTGTTCATCCAGCCGTCAAGCAGCCCTGGCTATTACGAAGAAACCTTCGATTTCGGCACACAGCTGGCTTCGTCACGCGTGACCATCGCCTATACCGCCAGCGTCATCGCAGGCACGCCGAACATGGCGGTCACGATCAGCACATCGGCTGACGGTAGCACCTGGGTGACGAACACAGGCAGCGCGCAGATTTATGCGACTTCGTTCCGATACGTGAAGGTGCGGCTTACTGCGACCGACGCGGACGGCAAAGGCATTTTCACGCTGAGTGCAATGTCCGTCACACTGGACGCCAAGCTGAAGAACGACGCCGGTTCGACCGCATGCGCGTCGACCGACGCATCGGGCACGGTGGCGAACTTCGCGCGCGAGTTCATCGACGTGACCAGCATCACGCTGACGCCTGCGGGTACAACACCGGTAACTGCCGTGTATGACTTCTTAGACGCGGTAATTAGCGGGACATACTCGATCACATCCAACGTCTGTACCGTGTCTGCAACAGCGCACGGTTTAGTCGTGGGTCAAAAGGTCCGACTGAGTTTTACGTCTGGCACTGCGCTGTCGGGTGTTTATACTGTGGCCAGCGTCGTGAACGCGAACAGCTACACGGTGGCCCTGACGACCGCAAACACCAGCGGGAACGTGTCGACGTACTCGCAAGGCATGCGGATATACTTATTCAATAGTTCTGGAACGCGCGTAAGCGGCACCGCGTCCTGGTCCATCAAGGGTTACTAAAAATGGCTGATTTCAACAAACCGGCGACGACTGACACTTACGCCAATTTCCTGGCGTACCTGAACGCGAAGATCGCAGACCTGGCGCTGGGCCTGGACCCTGCGAACACGACCGCGACCAACGTGCCCACGAACGCGGTGCGCTGGAATAGCGCGAACAACCGGTTCGAAAAGTACAACGGCACGGTGTGGGCAATCCTGTCGACTTCGTTCGCATTCCAAGATTTAAGCGCATCGGGCAACGTGACGCTGTCTGGTGGTGCTGCGAACGGCGTGCCGTACCTGAACGCAAGCAAACAGCTAACCACTGGCGCGGTACTGGTTTTTGATGGCACAAATTTGGGCCTTGGAACGGCAACACCAAACAATTATGCAGGCTACAAAACACTGACCATCAACGGCACCGCAACGACAGGCGGTGGCGAGATAGATTTTCAAGACGGCGGCACAACTCGCGGCTCGATTTTCTCGACAAGCACTGGGTTTTTTGTTTCCAGCTATAGCAGCATCGCTCTGCAATTTGGCATCAACGGCGCTGAAAAGATGCGCCTGGATAGCGCTGGCAACCTGGGTATTGGTACGAGTTCGCCTTCAAATCCTTTGACAGTATTTGGCGCAAACGGAAGCACCACAAACGGCGCTCAATTCAAAATCGCCAATACGACAGGCACTGCCGGAGCAACTCGTCTATCTCTTGCTGTTGATGATGCGAACCATAAAGTTTGGTTTATCAACGGTGGTTCATCGGTAAATCCATCATTTAACTGGGCAACGAACGACAGCAATACTGCTTTAATGACGCTTGATGCTGTAGGCAACCTAGGCTTGGGACTTACGCCTAGTGCTTGGGGTGGTGGTTATAAAGCGCAGCAGTTTGGCACAACGGGGTCTGTGAGATTTGCTTCAGGCAACTTAGCTTTTGGCGACAATTACTATTTCAACGGTTCTAGTAACTTGTATCTGACAACTGCCGCAGCCAGTAACTACGTTCAAAGCAGCGGGGCACATTACTGGTACAACGCACCTTCCGGCACAGCAGGGACAGCTATCACCTTCACCCAAGCAATGACGCTTGATGCTAGTGGGAAGCTTTACCTTGGTCTTACTACTGGCTTTTCAAAATTTACAATTCAATCTGAAAGCACTTATGGTGCGGGACTTGGATTAGTTAATGACGCAACCTTAAATTACAGTCGTTTAGATTTTCAAGCCACAAACACTGGTGGATACACACGCATCATTGGTGATGGTCGTTCGACTGGCTATATTGCTTTCCAAACTAATGACACAGAACGCGCCCGTATCTTCGCCAGCGGTGGCATGTCAATCGGCAACACCACCGACCCTGGCGCGACGAACTTGTCCGTCAGCGGCACGATCAATGATGGCACGGCAACGCTGCGCCCGCTGGTGTCCGGCACCAGCCAGGCAACCACATCTGGCACGACGAAAGACTTCACAGCCATCCCATCGTGGGTGAAGCGCATCACGATCAACTTCGGTGGCGTGTCGCTGTCCGGCACCAGTAACCTGCTGGTGCAGCTGGGCACTGGTTCGACAACATTCACGACCAGCGGCTACGCGTCGCAAGTCGTCACCGGCTTGGCGTCTGTGGCCGCAAGCAACAGCACCGCAGGTTTTGTCGTGTCGAGCAACTTCGTGGCCAGTGACACAGCCAGCGGCGTGATCACGATCAGCACCATCGGTTCGAACACCTGGGTCGAAGGTGGCACGCTGGCGCGCAACGGCAGCAACGGCGCGTCGTTTTCTGCTGGCGCGGTGTCGCTGGGTGCCGCACTGACCGCTGTGCGCATCACCACCGTGAACGGCACCGACACGTTCGACGCCGGTTCGATTAACATTCTGTACGAATAAGGAAACCACACCATGCAAACCACTTGGACCATCAACGAACTTGAACGTGAAGCCACCGACGGCCTGGTGACTGTCGGCCACTACAGCGTGACCGCAGTGGACGGCGAATTCACCGCCAGCACATACGGCACGGTTAGCTTTGAGCGCGCCGACACGTTCATCGAGTTCGACAAGCTGACCGAACACGACGTCATCAGCTGGGTGCAAGCCAAGCTGGGCAAAGCCGACGTCGAACAGTCGCTGGCCGCACAGATCGAGGCGCAGAAAAACCCGCCCGTGTTGCGCGGCAAGCCTTGGTAATTGTTTTACAACCACAAAGGGGAAACCATGAAAACCATCGAACTCAAACTGGCGCCTGAAGCGATCAACGTGATCCTGGCTGGCCTGGAAGAACTGCCGCACAAGATCAGCCGCCGCGTGCTGGACGAAGTGCTGCAGCAGTGCCAGGCGCAGGCACAGCCCGCACCTGCAGCGCCACCCGCACCGCCTGCGACACCTGAAGCACCGGCGATCCCAACAGAACCGAATGCGGCGGCAATTCCCGCTGTCGACGTCATCCCATCCACTGAAGGCTAAATATGGGCGAAGAAGTTCAGCGCGACCTTGGAAAACATGAAGCGCAAATCGAAGCATTGGAACGTGACGTGCGCGATCTACGTGACGAAATCGCCGAATTACGCCGCGAGTTTTCAGGCATGCGCGCTGACTTCACCACCGCCTTGGCGACCATCAACGCCACACTGTCCGAAGCCAAGGGTGGCTGGCGTGTGCTGATGATGGTCGGTGGCGCATCGGCTGCCGTTGGCGGCCTGGTGGTCAAACTATCAGCCTGGTTCAACACGCTGCCCAAGTGATGTGGACCCGTTCACAGCACTTGCAGCACTGCGGGCCGCTTACAGCGGCATTCAGTATTGTTGCGAATGCCTGGGCGAAGGGACCGTGCAGGTCCAAAAAATCAAAAAGGCTGCAGAGCAAGCACAGCAGATCGTCAAGGATGCCAAGGGTATCTGGTCGATCATCAGAGGGCTGTTCGGCATCAAGCCAGCGCCCGCACCAGCTGCACCAGTGGCCGCTGCAGCCGCGCCAGCCGCGAAGTCACGCAAGCGCGAAGAATACACAACGCACATCCCCACCGAAGACGAAATCGTTCAGCAGTTCATCGGACACCTGGGCGAGTTCTTCACAAACCACGGCACGCTGGCGGCTTACATCGCCAAGCGATACGACGAAGTTTTCGGGAAGGACGTAATCGACCCGAAAGAAGTTCTGGAATTGACAACGCTGCAGGCCGAGGTCGACGGCGCGTATATGAAACTCAGCGAAATGATGCGCGTGCGCGCACCGTCACAGCTGGGGCCGCTGTGGACGCGGTTCAACGCGATGAACGACAAGGTGAAAGCTGGCCAAGAGGCCAGGCAGCTGAAGCAAAAGCGAGAAAAGGCAAAGCGCGACGCGCAACTGTGGAACGAACGGAATGACCGCATCGACCGCAGCATCGCCTGGTCTGTCGGGCTTGGACTGGTTTTCTATTTTTGGGTTTTGATGGGCTGCGTATGGCTAAACACGACAACAATGGGGTGATCATTCTGCTGTGCGTGGTCATCGGCATTTTGTTTGTGTGCTTTGTGATCTTGCTGCTGCGGCTGATGACGGTCGACGCAGTTCTGGTGCACCACAAACGAGAAGTCGACAAGGCCATCGTGCTGCTGCGTGACGAACGGGAACGATTCAAGAAAGGCCAAGATGAATAAACTGAAACTGATCCTGGTGCTGGTGGTGATGATGGGCGCGACAGCGTGCCAAGAACGCTACCGCTACCACTGCCAAGACCCGAAGAACTGGGAAAAAGAAGACTGCAAACCGCCGATCTGCGAGGCCACGCAAACCTGCCCTGAATATTTAAGGAAACGCAACCATGACCCCAAGTGAATTCAAACAGTACATCGACGCCTGGCGTGGCCCAGCCCTGACGCCTGAACAGATCGAAGCGAACAGCAAACGGATGATCCTGCGTGGATTCGTCACCATTCTGGTGATGATCGCGGGTTTGCTGGCATATAGCGTGGTTTTCTCCGAACAGCCCATGCTGGACATGGCGCCAGCGGACAAGCAGAACTACCGCATACTCGAGTTGATCGCCGTGCAGATTTTCTCTGTGCTGGCCATCATTCTGGGCGCGAAGGCGATGTCGACACCTGCACCAGCACCCGAACCAGAACCACAGGTCACGCAGACCGTGGTGATCGACAACGACAACGGTGACGAAAATGTTCGGCCTGCTGCCTAACCCCTGGGTGATCATCGGTGTGATGCTGGCGATCAGCAGCGCGTTCGGCGGTGGCTACTACAAAGGCCACCACGACGCCACGACCGAAATGCAAATCGAAGTCGCCAGGCTGAACGACGAAGCGCGGGTAAAAGAGCGCGAAATGCAAGAGCGCGCCAACAACCACGCGCTGGAATTACGAAAGGCCCAAGACAATGCAAAAACTGAAAACAACCGCGTGGCTGATGGCCTGCTGTCTGGCTCTATGTGGCTGTCAGTCCCCTGTGGTGCCGTTCAACCCGCCCCAAGCGCCCCTGCTGCCGCCCGACCTGGCATCAAAGCGCAGTGCAAACTTGACCCAGCAGCTGCTCGAAAACTTCTCGACATCGCAGCCGAAGGCGACGACGCCATCCGGCAACTGAATGCCCTGATTGATTTTTACAACGACGTGCGCGGCACACTACTTGAAAGGTAAACCATGAAACAAAACTTCGATGCTGCGTTTGCGCAGATCATCAAATCCGAAGGCGGCTATGTAAACGACCCGCACGACCACGGCGGCGAAACGAACCTGGGCGTCACAAAGAAAGCCTGGTCCGAGTACCTGGGCCGCCCCATCGCCGACGGCGAAATGCGCGCGCTGACCGTCGATACGGTGAAGCCGTTCTACAAGAAACTCTACTGGGACAAGGTCCACGGCGACGACCTGCCTGGTGGCCTGGATTATGCTGTGTTCGACTTCGCCGTGAACGCCGGACCTGGCCGCGCTGCCAAGTTCTTGCAGCAGGCTGTGGGCGTGACCGCCGACGGCGCCATCGGTCCTGGCACGATGGGCGCTGTGGCCAAGGCCGACCCGAAGCACGCACTGGACCAGTTCAGCGCTGCGAAAGAATCGTTTTACAAAGGACTGGTCGACCGCGACCCGTCGCAGGTGAAGTTCATCAAAGGCTGGCTGGCGCGTGTCGATCACGTTCAGCAGACAGCCGAAACGATGTTCGCCTGAAGATTTCCCCTTGCTGGGTAAAACCGGCCTTTACAACCGACCTACGGGTCGGTTTTTTTGTGCCCGAAGGCGTTTGTCGTAGTCGTTGCGACAGTCGACGCCAGCGCAGAACACGCGGCCTGGTTCGATGTCTTCCCCGCAGTTATGGCACGACCCGCAGGGCTGCAGCATCATCACCTGGCGCGTGGCCAGGCGCGCTGCGGTTTCTTTTTCGATCAGGTCGTTGGCTTGGTCTGCGATGTCCATGATGGCGTGGGGTGTTGGCTACTCACTGCACCGAAGGACAGGCTGCCATAAGCGAATGCAAGTCGGGTTCGGAATCTGCTTTCACCAACACGGCTGTGGTCTGTGGTGGATTTACCAGAGGCAGCGCAAACCTTACGGCGGCAACCGCGTGAACCATTCAAACCACAGCAGTCTTGGTGTGCGCGAATTCTAACCCCGCACCGTGCGGCGCAGCCACCAGGCCCAGCGTGCCATCGCCTGGCGCAGCTGTGGCCGGTAGTCGGTGTGGTCGTAATGCTTGGACCCCGTGTCGCTGACCTTGGCATGCTGCTGGATCAGATCGCGCGTGAAGCGGTCGACGCCTGCGTCCCCTGCCCGCGATTTCCACGTCCGGCGCAGGTCACGCGTCTGGAACGGTTCGACACCTTCGCGTTCAGCCCACCGACGCAGCGCCCGATTGATCGACGTGTCTTGGATGGTGAACAGCTGGGCACCTTTCCTGGTGGCCATCAGCAGGCGCAGCACACGCACAGCCTGTGGCGGCAGTGGGACTTCGTGTTGCGCCCGCTTCGTTTTCGTCTTTTCAGCAGGCATCACCCAGGCCATCGCAGCCAGGTCGACTTCGCCACGTTCGATGCGCAGGGTTTCGCGCACGCGCTGCCCGCACGACAGCAGCACGCGAATGGCTGCTGCGGTTTCAAGATCAAAGCCTGGGCCATCCAGGTCGCGCCACAGCGCGCGGATTTCAGCCGCCGACAGGTTACGTTCGCGAGGTTTGGACGCGCCGCTGTCCTTGGGCACCACGTCCACGGGGTTCGACTTCAGACCCCAGTCCTGGCGGTCTTTGGCACGATAGTCATGCGTCGCGGCTGCCGCCCAGTTGAACGCTGCCGACAGATAGGCCCGCATGTGGTCGGCCATCGACCTGGCGCCACGGTCGTAAATCCGGCCAAGCAGAACCGAAATTTCGTTCGGCGTGATTGTGGGCACCAGGCGCTGGCGCCCCAGCTTGTCGGCTGCGTTGTTCTTACCCGTCAGCAGCTGCAGTTCGACTTCAGCGGCGCTGCTGCGCCCCTGCTGGCGCATGTGGGCCACGTACCCCTGGAACATCCGTTCGACGGTGGCGTCGGCCTGTTCGATGGCCAGGGCGCGCGGGTCACGACCTTCGGCCAGGGCGTCACGCACCTGGGTTTCGTACAGCCTGCGGGCCTTCACCAGCGGCAGATCGGGACACCGGCCCAGCGACTTTTTGCGCAGCTTCCCGTCGACGTACCAGGCGCCGAACCAGGTGGCCGACGTGCGGCCATCATTGTGACGAACGACCAGCTGCAGGCTGCCAGTGCCGCGACCAGCGGCGCCATCGTTCAGCACAATCTCGGGCTTTTTTGACTTCAGCGCGGCATTGACCTGGCGGGCACTTAGCATGTCGACCCCCTGTTTCCAGGGTATGGTTTAGGGTAGGGTTCAGCCGAAGTCAAAAGCCCAAACCGGCGCTGGCACTTACAGTGGGAATTCATAGGAAATCACGCGTTTACAAAGGCTTGATGGGATATTCTGGGAACCAGCGTGATGCGCGATGATGGCATCAGGGTTGACTTTTAATCAGTAGGTCCAGGGTTCGAGTCCCTGCGCGCTCACCAAGCAAGATCAAGGACTTACGGCTGGTTTCAAGAAACGAGAAAAACGGTTTAGGTAGGGTTCAGGGTAGGGTTTGCAAAAAGTCAAAAAAAGACCGGCCAGGCGAACCCAGCCGGTCACTGCAGATCACGCCGCATCAGTCTTGGTGCGGCTTTTCTCCCAAGTGTTGACGGCTTCGACTGGGTACAGGACGCGCCCGCCGATTTTGGTGAAGCGCGGGCCGTGGCCGGTGCTGCGCCAGTTGGCCAGCGTGCGCACGGTGATCGCGCCTTTGTAGCGGGCGGCGAGTTCGTTTGGTGTGAGATATTCAGACATCGTCGTCCTTCCCTTAGACCCAGTTATCAGTTGTCGGCTGACTGGCAGCGTTCTCGATAGCCTGGTTCAACGCACCCACTGCGGCGGGCACTTCCGGTGCTGCTGGCTGGCGTGCGTCGTCATAGGCGCGCGCGCTGGCCTTCAGCTGTTCCAAGAACGCAGCGCCCAACTTCTTGCGCACTGGGTTCGGTGTGTTCTGCCACGCATCC